TTCCTTATTTCTTGTAACTAATTCTTCCCAAGTCTCTCTTCTTTCTAACTCTGGAATATATTTTGCATACTTCATGTATACTGTAATATCTGATAATATTTTTGTTGAGATGTCCATGTCTTTATTCCTTTTTCTTTAATTTATAATGTAAAAATGTAGCTCCTATAGGCTACGTAAATCAACTAATTTCCTTAATAAATATACATCGAATGCATATGCAAGCCTATTTTACGTAACTTTTTCTTAACTTTTTTATTCAAAACCTTCATTCTGAGTTTCTTGGTATTTTCTAGCTAACATCTGTCTAGCCATTTCATTACCATTATCCATCTGCTTTTGAGTATCCTTACCACCTACAGACGTATCTGTATAAATATTAAATTGACCATTGGATGTATTCATCTTACTTGGCAATGTAATACCATCAGGACCAAATCTATTTTTTATAACATGCCATCTACCTGTACCTGCTAATTTGTCTTGAACCTTTCTTGATAATGATAATATGAAATCAGCAACCATTACCTTACCATATGATTCAGATACTTTACTTGCATCAATGACATCTTCTTCTAATGCTGATCTATTTGCTTGAGAAGCTGTCCAAACTGGTATTTCATATTCTCCGGCCATTCCACGAAGATCTTCATATATACCTTCAAGTTCATGTCTCTTTTCTTGACCATGACCTCTTAACAAATCTGCATAATCAACAATAATACAATCTGGCTTTTTATCTTGCATGATACATTTTTCAACATGAGCTCTCAATCCCATTACTGATACTGATTTTGTAGGATAATGTTTAATAATCAATTCACCTTTCAGTTTAGACAATTGATCTTTAATATCTTCTTGATAATGTTTTAAATTTTGATTTGCTATACCTGTAATAACTGAATCATATCTTAGGCCAACATATGCTTCATTAAGTTCTAATGTATAATGGAGAACTGTCTTTCCTTTCTTAACCAAATGAGCTCCTACATTCATCAATGCCCATGACTTACCAATACCTGCAGGCGCTACCATAACACCTAATTCTCCTTTTCCTAATCCACCATCAGTCAATTCATTAATAACTTCCCATGGAGTTTCTTGTACAAATCTTACTGCCTCTGTATATCGTTCATCTATATTTGTCATATAATCATGTCCAATATTTTTATCAGCGCCGGCTTTCAAAGCATTATCAACCGTTGCTTTTATTTCTTCATATTGACCATGTTTTAATAATTCAACAGATCCTAATATTGCTTTCTTGATCTCTTGATTTTTACAAAAGTCCATTGCCTGATCTTTAATATATTCTAAATCAGTTGAATCTGTATATTTCCATGCATCTTTAAGATGAGCAATAACTTGTTCTTTAAGAACATCGTGTTCTACCTTTTCAAGTTTAACTTTCATTACTTCTAATGTAGGCGAAGCATTATACTCTTTCTGATATTCTAATATTGTATCTACAATCCAGTTATTGGCATCTGATTCAAAATATTTCGGACTAAGTATATCTGAAATCTGTTGTAGAAATGATTTATCTACTAACAAACTTGTTATAACCTTAATCTGAAATGCGTATCCGTAACTACTTAATCTATCTGTCATGCATTAATTATAAAAAAAATTTTTCAAATAACCTAATCTTTTTTCAACGAAGCAAATGCATTCAATGAATTGAAAGAAGAAGTTAACCAAGAATCTAAATCTTTTATAACTGTATACATTTTATCTGCCATAAACATTTTTTTGAATTCGTAAGTATTAAGTTTATCTATATCACCTTGTACTTTATTGAGAGTTAACATTTTAGCTCCTCCATTAATATCAACTTCTTTTAATTGCATAAGTCTATAATTAAGATCTAATAACTCTTTATTCTTTGAAACTAGTTCATGAACTTTATATTTCTTTTCTACATTTGATGCATGCTCCACAAGCTCCTTAACCGTTACTTCTCTATTTTCAGTAAACATAGGAAAATACTTGATTAGGCTTTTAGGTCCTACTCCTTTAAGACCTGGTATATTATCGGACTTATCACCGATAAAAGAACGATATAACAAGTAGTTCTTTGAATTAAATCCAAATTCTTCTTGCATTACACTTGGCGTGTACATCTTCTTTTTTATAGGACTCCAAACTGAAATCCTTTGATTTACTAATTGAAGAAAGTCTCTATCTGTTGAACATATAGTGACTCTATTTTCTTCTTCTGTATATATTTCATTAGCAATATAAGCCATTATATCATCTGCTTCTACATTATCAATTGATAGAGTAGTAACTGGTAAACAATTTAGATATTGAATCATTCGACCAAATTGTCGTTTCATACTGTCTTGTTCATCTTCTAATGTAGCAAACTCCTGATATCTATTAAATGCTGTCTTATTTGCTCGATTTGCTTTATATTCTGGATATAATTCTCTTCTGCGTTTAGAACCACCTTTTCCATCGAATACAATAATACATCTCGTAGGTTTAATCTTACGGATAACGGCGGCAACAGATCTTAAAAAACCTGTTACACCACCAATATGTTGTCCGTCGTCATTAAGAGCAGGGACGGCTGAAAACACTCTTATGAATGTATTCAGACCGTCGATTACTAAAAGATGGCTGTCTTTACTTGAACCTGTGCCTTGCTCTCTTTCCCTTTCTACTTCTCGTAATATGTCAAAATATCTAGCTTTCATTAACCTTCTTCGTTAACAAAATCTTCACTAATTTCAACATCATCAATACCAATATCCTCGCCTGGTTTATATTTAAGAATATAGGCTTCACAGATACCATCATATATTTCTTCTTTCAATCCATCAACTTCTTCTAATTTCTTTTCGAAGTCTTTTGATAAGAATTTTATATCCGTACCATCGGCTCTAGTAAAAGTATACCATGCGCCTGCTGTTCCTACTAACTTAAATTGCTTCATAACATTTAGCCAACCACCATAGTTATCAATACCTGATTCAAAATAGATATCATAATCAATAGTTTTAAGTGGTGGACCCATTCTGTTTTTAACCACTTGGCATCTAGTCTTGATTCCGATAGCCTGATCGACACCGTCTTTCTTAACTTTGATTTGACCAACTGATTTGAGTCGTAACCTTACCGAAGCGTGAAATGGAATAGCTTTACCACCTGAAGTAGTATAAGGGTCTCCAAATGCTACACCTAGTCTAGTTCTTAACTGGTTTGTGAATATCAAACAAATCTTTTCTCGGCCTATCATATTTGTAAGCTTTCGCATACCTTTTGATAAAATAATAGCTTTACTTGTTGCATAACCATCTTTATCAAATTCTTTGGCCATTTCAATTTTTGTAGAAGCTCCCATTACAGAATCTACTACGATTGTTACCAATCTATCTTTGCTAGATTTTCTAACCGATTCAACTATACTTTCGATAGCTTCGAAAATGTCTTCGATTGTTTCTAAAGGGACATATAACATCTTTTCAAGATCAAGTCCTATTGCTTCTAAAAACTCTCTACTTACTGCATTTTCTGTATCAATATAAACAGCTAATCCGCCTTCCTTTTGACAATTTGCCAAAGCATGTGCTGCTAATAATGATTTTCCTGATGCTTCTAAACCTGTAATTTCAGTAATTCTACCGACAGGAAAACCACCTTCCTTACGATTTGAAATTGCAAGATCAAGCATCGATGAACCACTTCCTACCCAACCTCGAACTTCACTAGGTGCCTTAGTATCTCCATCCAAGAAAAATGCAGTTTGATATCCTGTATTCTTGAACTTCTTATTAAGATTATCTGCTAATTCGACCGCTAAGGAGTCTGCTAGTTCACTTTTTGTTTTTGATTTTGCCATAAATATAACCTCTATTACTCGTTAAATAACTCGTCAAACGCAGCAGATACATCATCTACTTTATTGACGCCAGCCGGAGCTGTTTCTTCTTTCTTTGGTGCTTCTGTCGCTGCAGGTCTTGCATCTGTTGAAGAACCAGTATCGCTATCAGGATTCAACCAAGCTTCCAATGCTTCTTTAAGATCATCATATGATGGCTCTTTGAAGATATCATCTAAATTAGATTGTTGATTTGCAGCCATTTCAGCTACATTTTTATCTTCTGTCATTGGAGTAACATTTGGCTTTACTCTAATAGTAGTTTTTGGAAATGCTCCTGCTTCTGCTGGAGTAAATTCAACTAAGATGTCTCTACCTCCCATTGGGTCAGAAATATCACCATAATCTGGATCTGATATAATACCTAATAACTCAGTATATACTTGTTTTCCAAAACCCCAAAATTTAACACCTTCTGATTCTTGTCCTCTTACAAGGATAGGAACATATGTTCTCATTTTAGGTTCCATTTTTTTACCTAACTTCCATTCATCTGAATTACCTGATGCTTTAAGTTTTTCGCAAAACTCAACAACTGGATCTGGCTTTCCGTTTGTGATTGGAGATAGATAATTTTTCTTACCTAAATCATAATGAAAATAAAGTTCTCTGAAAGGATTACTTCTGTCGTGCTGATAAGGCACAATTCTTACAATTTGTTTACCTGGTTCAGGTCTCCATAAATTGTTTCGGCGGGTGCCGGT